GAAGAGCGCCACTCTCTCCCGCGGTCTTCTTTCACCACCAAACGACTCGAAAAGCCATGAGTAGCCCTAGAGTGGACTCAGAAGGTGGGAAGGTGGTTCAAATAGGCTCTAATCGGCTCACACAGGTTGAAGAGAGAACTACAGAACCTCTTATGGGCCGAGAATCGCCTAGAATTCACTCAAAGCTGCTCGAATTGCCGTCTCGTGGGCTTGAGCTCATAGATTTCGCCGATTCAATCGGGATTCCGATGCTGCCGTGGCAAAAATGGCTTGCGATGGAAGCTCACAAAGTAAAGCCGGATGGCAGATGGGCTCATCCATTGATTACCGTCGTTGTTGCTCGGCAAAATGGTAAGACGACTTTGATGAAGCTTCGGATCTTGGCCGGACTCTTCTTGTGGCAGGACGGATTACAGATCGGTACAGCTCACCGATTGACCACATCGCTCGAGACATTTCGAGACATTGTGAACATCATCGAAGAAAATGAGCAGCTTGCTAAACAGGTCAAAAGAATTCGATGGGCACATGGATCCGAAGAGATTGAGTTGCTCGGCAAATTTGGCGGCGGTCGGTACATGGTCAAAGCTGGCGGATCGGCAGCGCGTGGAATTTCAAAGCCGGAGACGGTTTTTGTGGATGAGACACGCGAACTCAAGGATGAATCCACTTGGGCATCTTTGCGATACACGATGATGGCCGCGAAATCGCCACAGCTCTGGACGCTATCGAATGCCGGAGATCAACACAGCATTGTGCTTAATCAGCTGCGCGAAAGAGGCATGTCAGCTGCAAAAGGTGATGACATTGGTTATTTTGAATGGTCATCCAATTACGACAAGATCGACGATTCGCCGGCATTCTGGAAAGGTGCGGCAATGGCTAATCCGGCACTTGGCCACACAATCCACATCGACAACATTCGAGCTGTGCTCAATGATCCACCGGATGTCATAAAAACCGAGGTATTGTGCAAATGGGTGGCCACTATCAGCGCAGCCATCCCAAGCGAGGAATGGAATCAATGCGGTGAGGATGATCTAGAGCTTGATCCGGAGAAGGCGACTTGGCTTGCGGTCGATTGCTCGCCGGATCGTAGATCGGCGGCTCTTGTTGCGGCTCAGCAAATTGATGGAGAGCGATTCTTTGTAAAGCTGTTGCACACTTGGCACAATCCGATTTCACTTGATGATCGAGCTGTGGCAAATGACATTGCACCGTATTGTCGTGAATTCCCTGTGGAAGTCGTGGCTTATAGCAAGAGAACAAGCTCTGCAATTGCCGCGCGACTTGTGCCAGCCGGTATCCCAATTACAGACATTGATGGTGCACTCTATGGACAATGTTGCGACGAATTGTTAGGAGCTATTACATCAAAAAGATTGCGTCACAAAAATCAGACAGAATTATCCAAACAGATTCTATCAGCGGCTCGATTACCTTTCGGGGATGGTGGCTGGACAATCGGCCGGAGAGCTTCTCAATCAACTGTGTGCGCGACGGTTGCGACTGCATTGGTCACACACTTCGCGACACGCCCAGAGACGGATCTTGACATCATGGTGGGCTAGAGGTACAAGACGCGCGATAATTGGCGCATGGCATTACGCGATCTATTTGCACCGACGCGGATCAACGCTGCGCCGGCAGAGACAACAAACGACATTGAAGCTTCAATCGCGCCGTATTATTCCGAGACACAAAATCTCTTCTTTGCTGGAATAGCACAAGCATCACGCGCAGAAGCAATGAGTGTGCCTACCGTGGCGCGCTCGCTTGGAATTATCCAGACAATCGGATCATTACCAATGCACACACGCAACACAGCATCCGGCGAAAAGGTTGCTCAACCGCGTGTCATCAATCAGCCAGATCCAAGAATTCCGGGGATTACATTTTGGTCATGGATGATTTCCGATCTCTTCTTCTTCCCTAGCGCGTACGCTTATGTCACAGAGCGTTATGCAGACACAGGAAAAATTCGAGCAATGGAGCGCGTTGCACCGGAGCGCATTTCAATCACAACAAACGCCAATGGCACAGAAATCAATTCCTATTCAATCGATGGCGTCTTTGTAGATCCAAATTATCTTGTCGTGTTCGCCGGATCTCAAGAAGGATTGCTCTCACGCGCTGGTCGCACAATCCGCGCAGCTGCGGCACTTGAAAAAGCTGCAATGAATTTTGCCGTTGAGCCAATTCCCCAAATGGTCTTGAAATCTAATGGAACATCCTTGCCAGCCGATCGCGTTGCTAAATTACTTACAGCGTGGCGCACAGCTCGAGCAAATAAATCAACAGCATTCTTGAATGCAGATGTAACGCTTGAAACACTTGGCTTTGATCCAAAATCAATTCAATTGAATGAAGCTCGCAATTATGTTGCTCTTGAATTGTCAAGAGCTTGCGGATTGCCAGCGTACTTCACCGATTCACAACAATCATCATTTACTTATTCAAATGCGCTAGATAAGCGTCGCGACCTGGTTGATTTCGCTTTTAGAAATTACATGTCAATCATTGAGGAAAGACTTTCATTCCAAGATTTTACATCGCTTGGAAATGAAGTGAAGTTCGATCTTGATGATTTCTTGCGTGGCAATCCTTACGAGCGCGCGCAGGTTTATGAAATCTTAAATCGTATCGGCGCAATGTCGGTCGATGAAATACGCGAGGAAGAAGACATGCTGCTATGAAAATCACAACACCAATGACAATCACGGCGGCAGATACAACCGCGCGCACAATCACAGGTCGCATCGTTGCATTTGAAGAAGTGGCAAACGCATCAACCGGAAAAGTAATCTTTGCAAAAGATTCCGTCGCTCCGGCAGATGTAAAGCTCAATCTTGAGCACGATCGCACACGACCAATTGGCAAAACATTGTCAATGACAGTCAATGAAGATTCAATCGATGCGACATTCAAAATTGCTAACACGACAGCCGGATCAGATGCACTCGAAGAGGCAATGTCGGGATTACGCGACGGATTCTCAATTGAATTGGCCGTGGATGAATACACAATGGAAAAGGATGGATCGATGCGCGTACTTGCAGGAGAGCTCACCGGCGTCGCTTTGGTCACAGAGCCGGCCGTAAGATCAGCAAGAGTTAGCGAAGTCGCCGCAACAGCGGCAGAAGAAGAGCCAAAAGATTCTGAATCGACAGTCGATGCAGAGGTAACACCAACAACAGAAGGAGACGAAGTGGACAACACCGTCACAAACGCGGATACCGTCGAGACGGTAGAAGCTGCTCAGTCAGTAACAGCTAGTGCAAAGCCAGCTGTCGGAGGATGGACTTCAAAGCCTCGCTTAGAGTTCACAGCCGTGAAGTTGCTTGAAAACACAATCAAGGCATCACTAGGAAACGAAGATGCTCGTCAGTATGTATTAGCTGCGGCAGATACAACAGACAATGCAGGTCTAGTACCTACACGCCAATTGACAACAGTTATCAATGGGCTTGCAAATACGACAAGAAGCAACATAGATGCGATCAGCCGTGGGGCCTTGCCTGACGCTGGAATGACTTTTGAAATTCCAAAGATCACAGTAATGCCAACCGTTGCTGTCACAGCCGAAGAAGGCACTCCATCAAACACAGATCAGAATTCTGCATTTGTATCAGTTGATGTCAAGAAGTATGCAGGACAACAGACATTTTCTGTTGAATTGCTAGATCGCTCAAATCCTTTGTTTATGCAAGAGCTCATGAATAACCTCGCTGCACAGTACGCAAAGGCAACCGATACAGCTGTAAACCTTGCATTGTGCACAGGTGCAACAGCGGACTCAACAACACTCACAACCTATCCAACAGCTGCCGAGCTTCTCGGTGTAGTTGCTCGCGGTGCGGCATCTGTTTACTCAAACACATCCGGCTTTGCTCGTAACATCATCATGAATACTTCACAATGGAGCAATGTCATGACACTAAACGACTCTGGGCGTCCAATTTATAATGCTCAGGTTCCATCAAATGCTGGCGGCGTAGTTGCTCCAACATCTGTACGCGGAAATGTAGCCGGCTTGGATCTGTATGTAACAGCGAACACAGCTGCAACAACAGACACAGACGATTCAATCTTGATCGTCAATCCAGACAGCTACACATGGTACGAAGGCCCTACTTATCAGCTACGCGCTGATGTAATCGCTTCCGGACAAATCTCAATCGTTATGTACGGTTACGGTGCAATTGCAACCAAGATCGCTGCTGGCGCATTCGGTGTAAACAAAACAGCTTAATCGCTAACAATCAATCATGGGCTAGTTCGCTCCCGAGCTAGCCCAGTCGTAGAAGGGAAGAGCTCATGCCATCCGTCATCACAGCTGCACAGTTGCGATCTGTTTTAGGTGTGAGCTCTTCTCTCTATAATGACGCTTATCTTGAACAGATAATTGATTCGGGAGAGGCCGTGATTTTGCCGCTTCTTGTGGCAAATCAATCTGCCGTTGATGCTTACGAATTAGAATCAAATGTGGCGTACTTTTATTGCGCCAGAGTTCACAATTTTGTTATCGGTCAATCAGTCATCGTTGCTGGATTGCCAGCACCATTCTCAAACACTTTTACAGTCGTCAAAGTTGGCGATTATTACTTTACGGCAGCTCTTACAAATGCCGATGTGACCAAACGACAGATCATTCCAAATGGCACAGCAACGCTTTCGGGCTATTCAGCGGCGACACTTTATGCAGCTAATCCAGCGATCGAATCTGCTATGTATGCCGTGTGCATTGAAATCTTTCAAAGCCGAATCGCTGCCGGTGGCCAGATTGAAGGCGTCGATTTTGCCAGCACGCCTTATCGCATGGGACGCAGCCTCACAAATCGCGTGTCGGCTCTCTTACAGCCATTTTTAGATGTCGAAACGATTTGTCAATAATGCCAGCCTCATCGATCGCGGTTGATGTCCGCGGAGCTCTTAAGACAGCAATTTCATCCGTAGCTGCCAATGTCTATGACTCAGTACCGGAAGCACCGATGGTTCCTTTTGCAGCGATTGTCCCATCTGCGCCGTACCTTGAGACGGTGTTAATTGGTAAGGCAACAGTAAAAGTAAAAGTCAATCTCGTCATCACTCTTGGCGTTGCGATGTATTCCAACGCGGCAGCACTCGACAACATCGAGCAGCTCACAATAAGCATTCTGGCGGCATTGCCGGCAGGTTACACATTGGGAAATGTGTCTAATCCAATCCCTGTTCAAATAGGCGCATCGGAGATTCTCGCTTGCGAGATTGAAGTAGCGACTTACTACACTCAAACAAACTAAGGAGTACTAATGCCAACGACAGTCATAACTGGCCGCGATTTAGCATTGACTATCGCGACCGTTAGCTACGATGCACAAGCAACATCAACAACACTTACCAATGAACACACAATCGAGACATACCAAACTTTAGACGGCCGCGCTTACAAAGCGGTTGATGACAGTTGGACTCTTGATGTGGAAATGCTCGCAGACTGGGGCGCGACTGGATCACTTTGCGAAGCAATGTGGACAGCTTGCGAAACAGCTCCAAACACAACACTTGCTGCATCTTTAACAGCTGCAACAGGAGCGGTGTTCGCTTGCAATGTATTGCCTGTATTTCCAAGCGTGGGCGGAGCAGCTCCGGGCGCACAAACAGTTACAATGTCATTCCAAGTAGTTGGAACACCAACAGAGACATTCAGTTAAAAAAAGAATCGGGAGCAAATAAATGAAGCTAAACATTACGATCGAATACTTCTCTGGGGAGTCTGCAACCTATGTTGCAGCTCCACCGGAGTGGTCGAAGTGGGAATCAAAATTCGGCAAAACTATCCAGCAAGCCGACTCAATGGGAGTTAGCGATTTGCTCTTCTTGGCCTATAACGCCATGAAGCGCGAATCAGCCGGTAAAGCGATTAAGCCTTATGAAGCTTGGATCGAAACCGTTGCGGATGTAGAGGCTGGATCGGATAGCCCAAAAGTTATCCCGTCGGAAGCTTAAATCGACTACTTGTCGAGCTAGCCATTGCGACTCACATCCCGATGGAAAGTTGGCAGACGGCGGAGCAGGTCTTAACAGCGTTAGAGATTTTGGAGAATCGGAATGGCCGATAAAAAGGGACGCGGTGTTTATAGCATCGAAGTCGAGCCTTACGCGCTAAAAAATCTGATCCAAACTCTTAATGCACTTGATAAAGAGACACAGGCTGTTGTGCGCGATAAAGCAATGGGATTATCTCAACGACTAGCCGGTCAATTGATGATGTTTTCCCATAGTGCTCCAGCTCCACAGACAAAGCTAGTTGCACAGACTATTGCTGCAAAGCGAGATCGATTGATTCGCGTGGACATTGGTGGCGCAAAGAAGGTGGGCCGAAAGTACGGCGGAGAAGCTTCCAAGAGCGGTAAAGGTTCTAAGGTTCGCCAGAATGCAGCTCCAGCCGGTGCGCTTCTATGGGGCACAGAATACGGATCAGGCCCGGGCGTGGATTCAATTGGTCGCGCTTATACAAACCGATTTAGAGCTACTCGCAACACGCGCGGATACTGGATCGCTCCGGCGGTTGATTACTACACACCAATTGTCGCAAAAGAATACATCTCAATGATTCAAGGCGTCATCAATGATTTGAGGTTGGACTAATGGCCGGAATTCCAAAAGTAAAGATAACCTTTGATGCCGACTTTGATGAATTAAAAAAGGGCGTCAAAGGCGCACAAACCGAGGTCGAAGGATTCTCAGATCGCATTGGTAAATTTGGAAAGGTAGCGGCTGCCGCATTTGCAGCTGCCGCCGTCGCAGCTGTGGCCTATGCCGGCAAGCTTGCAATTGATGGCGTTAAGTCTGCCATCGCCGATGAAGCTGCTCAAAAGAAATTGGCTCTTACATTACAAAATGTTACCGGAGCGACAAACGCGCAGGTCAAAGCAACAGAGTCTTACATCTCAAAGACACAGCTTGCTTTTGGTGTATCGGATGAACTTTTAAGGCCATCGCTTGAGCGGTTGGCCAGAGCGACAAAGGATGTTGGCGAAGCTCAGAAGTTACAGGCTTTGGCATTAGACATTTCAGCCGGTAGCGGTAAGTCGCTCGAGGCCGTCACAAATGCTCTTGCAAAGGCACAGGAAGGCAATACAGCCTCTCTTGCAAAGCTTGGCGTCGGATTATCTTCGGCGCAGCTCAAAACGCTTTCAATGGATGAGATCACAAAGAAGCTTGCAGATACTTTTGAGAATCAAGCATCTGCAAAGGCAGACACATTTCAAGGCAAGATGGCCAGACTTTCAGAAGCTTTCAATGAAGGTAAAGAGACAGTCGGTTCATTTATCCTCGATGCCATCACGCCGCTTGTATCCGGCTTTGTGGACAAAGTTATTCCAGCACTTTCAAAGATGGCTGGTTCTCTTGGCAAAGATTTGAAAGAACCATTAAACGCCATTAAAGGAATTATTGTTGATTTTGTTATTCCAGCATTCAAAGCTCTTTACACTTATTTATTTGATTATGTAATCCCATTCTTGGCCAATGTTTTCGGCCCAGCACTCAAAGGATTATCTAGCGCGTGGGATAAAATCAAAGATGCTGTGAATGACAACAGCGCCGACCTTGCGCCATTGTTTAGTTTATTCAAATCAGTTGCCGGATTTGTGCGTGATAATCTTGCTCCAGCAATAGGCACAGTTCTCAAACTTGCATTTGAAGTTATAGGCACATTAATTGCAGGTCTTATCACAGGTGTTGGAAATCTTGTCACATTCTTTGATAATCTCATTGGCAAAGTCAGATCATTCATTCAGCTAGTTAAAGACAATCCAATCGTGTCTGGAATTTCTGGTCTTATCGATCGGGTATTTGGCGGAGGTAAAGCTGCCGGTGGCATGGTAGCCGGTGGCACAAGCTACCTTGTCGGCGAGCGTGGGCCGGAAATCTTTACGCCATCTGGCAGCGGCAACATCATCCCAAATCACAAGCTCGGCGGTGGTGGTGGATCGGTCTATAACATTACGGTTAATGGCGCAATTGATCCAGAGGGCACAGCTCGCACAATTGTGAACATTCTCAATAACTCCAACTATCGCGGCACATTGGGCGCAGGAGCATTTGCAGGATGACGCTCTGGACTCCCGAATGGCGGATCTTGATTGATGGCGTTGATTACAGCTCAAACACCATCGCCAATCTCAACATCACATCCGGTCGCACATCGATCTATGAACAACCTGTGGCCGGTTATGGTTATGTCGAGCTCATCAACTTTACAAACGAATCTTATGCTTTCACCGTTGGCACAGACATCCTTATTTCGATCAAGGATTCAACTGGGACTTATGTGGATCTTTACGGGGGATTCATTTCGGATCTTGAAATCTCGGTGCAGACATCCGGATCAATCGGCTATGTAACGACAGCCAGAATTACAGCTCTTGGAGCTTTGTCAAAGGTTGCTCGATCTAACTGGGACATTGCATTGGCCAGAGCTTATGACGGCACTCAGATTTATACGATGCTCTCGGATCTACTGTTAAACAATTGGAATGAAGTCGCTCCGGCTTTGCAATGGTATGACTACGATCCGACGACTACATGGGCAAATGCTGAAAATGTGGGACTCGGTGAGATAGATCAGCCTGGACAATACGAGATGATTGCTCGTGGAGCTGATCCGGTGTCCATGTACACACTAGCTGCACAAATTGCAGAATCCGGACTTGGTTATTTATTTGAGGATTCATCTGGGCGAATCGGTTATGCCGATGCTATTCACAGACAGAACTATTTGGCGGCTAACGGATACACAACTATCACGGCAAATAACGCAATCGGTGTGGGCTTGCGCTCGATTACACGCTCCGGCGATGTGCGAAATTACATCACTCTTAACTATGGCAACGGCAGCTCAAATGTAGTCGTGAGCGATCTTGCTTCAATTGCAGAGTATGGCAAATTTGCTGAAATCTTTGACACGAATCTTCACGATCACACAGAAGCGGCAGCGGTGGCCGCTAGACGATTACAGCTTAAAGCCTATCCACGAGCATTCTTTGACTCAATTGAATTCCCATTGGGATCACCGGAAATCGATGACAGCGACCGCGATGCTTTGCTCAATGTCTTTATGGGCTTACCGTTGGAAGTCACGGATCTACCGCCTAACATCGTCGATTCAAGCTTTCAAGGCTATGTCGAGGGCTGGACTTTTAGAGCTTCTTACAATGCCCTCTCGGTGGTTATCAACGCATCACCAATCGAATTCTCACAAGTGACACTCCGATGGAATCAAGTGTCTGCAAGTGAGTCTTGGAATACAATCAGCAATACACTCACATGGGAAGACGCTTTAGGATCGGTGGCATAAATGGCAACTACAACTCCCAATTTTGGCTGGCCGGTGCCAACGAGCACCGATCTTGTCAAGGATGGCGCAACAGCAATTGAAGCTTTAGGCGATGGCGTCGATGCATCGTTTATTGATCTTAAAGGTGGCACGACTGGACAGTTATTGGCTAAGGCTTCCAATACAGATCTTGATTATTCGTGGACGACGCCGACAGACCTTGTTGGTGCAAATCCCAATCTAGTCATAAATGGCAATTTTACAATCAATCAACGCGGTTATGTATCAGCTGCAAACCTTGCTTCTGGTAGTTATGGTTTTGACCGTTGGAAATCCAATTTTACAAATACGACTTTGACTTATACAAGTGCGCCAACTGGCCAATCTGTAACAATAAATAGCGGCGGCGGATTGCAACAAATTGTCGAACAAGCAAATGTGCCGGCTGGCACTTATGTTTTGTCATTTACAGGCACAGCAACAGGTCGAATTTACAATAGCGGCGCAACGCCTCCAAGTTACGCAGCAAGTCCAATAACTTTTACGGCCGATGGTTCGGCTAATGTAGTTGTTGAATTTACCGCGTCTGGA